GCACCTCGACGCCGATTACATCGAGGATAAGCTTGAATGGCTGGCTGAAACGAAAGCCACCAAACAAGCCGACGCGGTCCTGCAACGTCAGCAGGAATATGAGCAGCAGACCGAACTTCTCGATAAGATCGATCAGCTTTCAACGCGCGGCACCGAAATCTTCGATGATTTTCAGGAAAGCGTGGTTGAAGCCGGCATGAGAGGCGATTGGGATCTTTCCCAGCCGACCTTCGAAGCTGCTCATGAAGCCGATAACGGCGCTCAAATCCTCTACAACTTGGCGCAGGACACCAAGGAAGCCACGCGGGTTGCCCGCATGACTCCTTACCAGCAGATCAAGTATGTGCAGGAAAAGGACGCTGAGATCAGCCGGAGCAAGACGCCGCGAGTTAAACCGCAGGCGGGCGAACCTCCCAAGAACACCGCGCGAGGGGCGAATTCCCGAACGCACATTAATCCGGCCACCGACAACCTTGAGGATTTTGAAAAGGCGTGGGCGGCGGACGAACGCAAAGGTAGATAATCTGGCGGCATCGGGGATATTCCGGTCCGTCTTTCTCAAGAAGGAGTATCCCCGATGGGTGCCGTTACCACTGAACAACAGAAGCTGGTCCTGAACGCCTTTGCGATGGTGCTTCAGAACAATCTCGTTACCTCTGATGCCGTGACCTGGAACGAATACGACGGCGAAATGGATGATCGCAACGGTCTCCAGGTGCTTGAACAGGTCACGCCGCGCTACACCGTCACCCGCACCGAAAACGGTGTGAAGGATCTGACCAGTGGCACCGACGGGACTGTGTTCGGCTCGGAACTGTTCGAAGTGACAGGCACCTTCAACGCCAACATGGGTTGGGGCGACTTCGTCAAGATCAAGGATATCGGCTCGGCACGCGAAAGCAAGGCGCTGCTCGGCGCCGCAACGTCGATGGCCGAGCGAATTGACGCCTACGTCCTTCAGAACTCTGTGAACGCTTCGGCTGACTGGCTCGGCGACGGCTCGACCTCGATCGACGAATGGGTCGATGCAGCCGCAGCCTATGCCCGCCTCAAGGAAAATGGCGTTGGTGACAACAATCTGTCCTACATCATGAACCACACCGACGAGGTCCGCTTGGGCGACCAGATCGTGAAGCTGCCGGCTCCGGACGCATTCGCGACTGCCACCTATCGCCGCGGCTTCTCGGGCGAACTCAACGGTCAGCGGACCATGTTCACGAACCAGCTTCCGGTTCTGACCACCGGCACCCGTCTTGCGACTGGCGAAGCCCTCGTCAACGGCGCTGCACAGAACGTCAACTACGCCGCTGTCGCTAAGGCGGGCGCGGTTAATGGTCGTCGCATGACGCAGAACCTTATCTGTGATACCGCAGGCACGAAAACCTACAAGGCTGGTGAAGTTTTCACCATCCCCGGCGTTTTCGCCTACGACAATCGCAAGCAGGCTGCGGTCACTCCGGCGCGTCTCCAGCAATTCACGGTTGTTGCTGATGCGACCGCAGTGGCTGGCGCTGTTACCCTGGTCATCTTCCCTGCGATCATCGTGCCAGGTTCGGGCGCGGGCGACAATATCCACATCAACACCGCTCATGCCACCGTGACTGCGGCTCCGGCTGACAATGCGGTGCTGACCTTCCTCGGCGCACCCAGCACGACCTTGTCGCCGCGTGTGCTGATCCAGAAGGAGGCTATCGTCGTCAACACCGTGCCGCTGGTTCTGCCGGCCTCGGATACTTCGATGCGCCGCCGCCTGAACAAAATCCCGCTGACTGTCCGCATGTGGCAGCACAGCGACTTCAACACTGGCGCGCATAATGTTCGGTTCGACGTGGCGCTCAACGTCAACGTCCGCGACCGTGTGCGGATTGCGCGCTTCAACGGCTCGTAATCAGCCCGCTCGACGTTCTCCGGAGCGTAAGCTGATAATCCCCCTGCCGAAACCCGCACGGCAGGGGGATTTTCCTCAAAGAAGGATTTCCGCATGAGTTTCGTCCGTGAAAGGTTCACTCCGAAGCCGATGGCAGCGAACGCTTCGCTCGGGATAAATGGACCGAATATCGGTGGTTTCCTCGCCAAGACGGCCGGCACGATTACGATTGTCAGCAAGGATGATCGAGGCGTTTCCGACGTGACCTTGGTTGACGCCGTGCCTGTGGCGGCGGGCTCATATACCCCGCTCCCGATCATGGTTCCTACGACCGGATACACGGTCACGCTCGCGGGTGGTGCTAGTGGCACGCTGATGGTTTAAGGAGAACTGGAAATGCAAAAGATCAGCGCACCTGCCTGGTTTTATGGCCCGAACGGAGAAGCCGAAATCTTCAACGATCCGAGCGATGTTCCGGCCGGCTGGCGGGATCATCCGTTCAAGGTCGACGAAACCGCGCCCGCTGAAAAGCGCGCCGCGGCGAAGCGCAAGCCCAAACCTGAATTGCTCGATCTCTAAACGAAGGAAACTGTCATGAAAAATTGTGGTAGCAAGAAAATGCCTTCGAAGATGATGGGCGGCAAAGGTTACAAGACCGGCGCCAAGAGCATGAAGCCCGCGAGCAAAAAGACGACCGCTCGGCGCAAGTAATTATGGAGCGCTTCTGTGACCTTGGTTTCTTCGATCATCAATGACGCCTATCGCGAAAGCAACATTCTGCCTCTCGCGAAAGCTCCGACTGCGGCACAGGAAACAGAAGCGCTCCGGCTGCTCAACCAGCTTTTATCAGCCATCTATGGTGATGAAGCTGGCGAAGGTCTGCAAGATTGGCCGCTCGGTAACTTCGGCCGCGAGAGCCCCGCTTATAATCTCGGCTGGACTGACGAGCAGATTGATCGCCCGCAGATCAATCGCCGGCTGATCGCGGTCAATGATCAAGCCAAGACGGTCCACCTCACACTGTGGCCGCAGGATGGCGCACGCATGGGGATCGCCGATCCGTTCGGGCGCTTGGCTTCCGTGCCTGTTACCCTCGACGCCAACGGGCGCACGGTCGAGGGCGCGGCAACGCTCCTGCTCAACACCAACGGGCTCTACCGTGAGTGGTTTTATCGCGCGGATCTCGGCAACTGGATGCGCCTTACCGGCGTCCTCGCGACCGACGAAATGCCCTTTCCGCCTGACTTCGATATATTCTTCACGATCCTTTTGGCTATGCGCGTCAATCCCCGCTACGGGCGGATGATGGACCCACAAAGTGCGGAAACGTTCAAGGGCCAAAAGAAATCTTTTGTCGCACGCTATCTGCAAGTCATGCCGCTTGAAGTCCTCGACGATATCTCATGGCCGTTTATGTCGACACAGTCGTATGACCAGCAGCGCGAATTCTCGTCGAGCCGCGCATTCAACAGGGGTAGCTACTTCGGGATCGGGAATTAGCGCATGGTCGACATTCCTCTCTCGCGCAGCGACTATTTTCGCAATGTGGCGAAAGAAGCCCGCATCCTGACGCGCAACCGCTACTTCGAGCAAAATCCTGTTTTGAGCGAGACGCAGGCGGCGCTGATCGCACGTCCTGGGTTGCGGCGCTGGTTAGAAGTCGGCGACGGGCCAATCCGCGGCATCTACAGTCAAGCTGGCAGCTTCAATGACGCGCTGTTTGTTGCCAGCGGCGAAAACCTCTATCGCGTCGGGACAGACAGCGCAGTGACGCTGATCGGGGCGATCCCGAGCGCGAGTCCTACGTCAGCGGTCGTTATGGCTGCGACCAGCAACATCGGCGTGACGCCGGCCAATCTGTTTGTCGCCTCGGGCTCGTCGCTCATGTGCTACCTCGAAAACGGCTATGCGCGCGGCACCATCACTGGCACTCCTGCGAACACCAATGTCGTAAGGCTCGGCAGCGTCTATTATCAATTCACGAATGCCAGCGTGAATGCAGGCACGCCGGCCGGCACGGTCGCGAATCCGTGGCTGGTGGCTTTGGGCGCTTCGGCTGCGGACGCATGGACAAACCTTTACAGCGCGATCGGTGCGGCAGGCGCGGCCGGCACGCAATATAGCACCGCCCTGACCATTAATCCCGACGCGCAGACGACCAATTTCACGGCAACCCAAGTCGACGTGCGGGCCAATGCTCTCGGCGCGCTCGGCAACGCTGTCGTGACGACGGAGACGGGCGGCGCTATCTCGTGGACCGCGGGCACGCTGACAGGCGGCGGATCGCCGATCTGGTTTCAGGTCGCAACGCCCGACGACGTTGGCGTGATCAGTCTCGGCTATATTGCATCCTATGTCGTGGTCGTGCCAGCACAGGGGCAGGATATTAATGGTCGCTTCTACTGGATTGACCCGGGTGAAACGAGCATCGATCCTCTCGATTTTGCAACAGCCGAGCGCGCTCCTGATCCGATCTCGGGCGTGGTGATCTTCGGGGACCAATTCTGGCTCCCCGGGGACAAGACGACTGAAACCTGGTATTTCAGCGGCAACGAGGACGCGCCAGTGCTCCGCGTGCAGGGCGTCGTTTTTGACCGCGGCGCGTGGGCAGGAACCGCTATCCAAGTCAAGGACAGCATGATAATCGTGGACAACGAAGGAGCGGTGTTCCAGATCGCGGGTAGTCCCAAGCGCATTTCACGTCCAGATATCGAAGAACGAATTCGCAAGGCAATTGCCCTGCAAACACTAAGGGGTTTCTGATCATGTCGATTCAGTGGGCAGACGATTTCAGCCGCTACGGCACAGGGTCCGCAAGCCGCACCGCGATGCTGGAAGGGCTTCCTTATGCCAACATTGATAGCAGCTCTGGCGGGCGGGGAGAGGTTCACAATGATCCCGATCCGAATGAAACCGGCCGCGCATTTCGGCTACCTCCTGGTGGCGCAAGCTGGCAGAATCAATTCCGCATTGCGTTGCCTACGGTTATCAGCGCGACTGGCCGGATTGCCTGCCGCTTGTGGCAGGCGCAGCTTCCTACCTCTACCAGTGGACGCCCTACGATTGGTTTCCAACGCGGGGACAATTCCACAGTCGCTTACATGTTAATCGAGCAGAACGGCTCTATTACGGTTAACGGTCGGGTTGCTGGGGTGGATACTCAGGTAGCTGATAGCGTTAACCCGATTGTTTCACCTGCTTCTTGGAACCATTTCGAGTTTGCACATAACAGGGCTACCGGCGCAGGTTCTGTGCGAGTCAATGGTGTCGAGCGTTTGACGTGGACAGGGGTAGACACAGCTAACAATCTTGAGTTTGCTCAGATTACTGCGGCAAGCGGCAATACTTTGGGCCAGATTGTTCATGTGAAGGATCTCGTGATTTCGGACAGCGTCGGCACCGTCAACAACGGCGTCAACGGGACCGTCATCGTGCGGCGCTTGAGCCCGAGTGCGGACAACACGCTTGGCGGCTGGACCCCGAGCACTGGCGTTACCGGCTTCCCCCTGCTTGATAAGGACGCGCCGAATGACGCGACTTATATGAGCGGGAATGACACGCCGCCTGCTCCGATGGCTTTCGCTCTCGACAATCTCCCTCCCGATATCACCAGTGTTCGCGCGCTGTTGTCTGTTGTGCGGATGCGCAAGATCGACGGCGGGGACGCCACGGTAGAAAATTCGCTGTCGCCGAACGGCACGAATTGGGACGCTGGCGCCGATCGCCCGATTACGTCGGCATTTTCCTATTACTTCGACGTGTCGGAACTCGATCCGGCAACCTCGACCGCTTGGAGCCCTACCGCAGTTGATAGTGCATTGTTGCGAATTGATCGGAATACCTAAGCCGTGGTCGCTTCGGTATCTGTCCAAGTCTCGCAAGGGGATACGGCAGTCGTTTCGTTTGCGGGGACGAGCAATGTCCTAGCTTCTCAATCCGACGTTGTTGTGGTGTTTAATATGCCATCTGTAGCCGTTCAAACTTCGCAGGCCGATCTCGCATTTGTCTCCATGTCTGCGAGCGAAGTCGAGGTTTCTCAAGCCGACGTGATCTTCATCGCGCGCGGCCGAACTGAAAATGCAACCTTGCGTGTCTGCACCTTCACGATCGATGGACACGATTTTTATGTGCTCCGGCTCGGCGATCAGGCCTCGTTCATTTACGACAACTATTCCGAACAGTGGGTCGATTGGCAGAGCAGCCAGCTTCCTTTTTGGCGTGCGAATTGTGGTATCAACTGGACGGGTGGCGAAGCGCTGGCAGCGACCTACGGTAGCAACGTGGTCGTGGGCGACGACAATTTAGGTATCCTGTGGTTCCTTGATCCCGAACAGCCTTATGACCAGAGCCCCGACGAAGCTGCTCTACAGCAGGAAATCTATTTCCAGCGCGTCACGATGGGCCAAGTCGCGATGAAGGGCCGCGGAGTGATGCCATGCTATGCCACATGGCTTACGACGGACATGGGGGCACCTGCTTATGATGGCGCAGGTGTCACGCTGGAAATCAGCGACGATGCCGGCCAAACCTTCGACGACATGGGGATGGTCACAGTCACGGCAGGCGTCCATTCGCCGGAAATCTCGTGGTATTCGCTCGGGCAAATCGCCGCGCCTGGCCGGCTGTTCCGCATCACCGATGACGGAGCCGTTGCGCGGATCGACGGGCTCGAAATGAACGATCCAGACGATGACGGGTAATCTCCAGCCGCTTGACGAGAAATTCGCGATCACAGGCGCCGATGGCAGGCCGACGCAGTATTTTATCCGTTGGGCACAGCAACGCCAGATTGACATTCGCGAATCCGTCAGTGCAGCGCAGGCGCTTGAAATTGTCGAACAGTTTCTTGCTGATCATCCGCTGATTGCAGGCTCGGGGATTAATCTCGCGCCGAGCGGCAACATCGCCGACGGCGTGACAATTTCGACCGACGTGCAGGCAATTCTTGATCAGATATCGACGACGCGCGGCTCGATCCTGTATCGAGGCGTAGCGGATTGGATGGCCCTTGCTCCCGGCGCGTCTGGGGAATTCCTGAGAACCAACGGCGTAGGCGCCGATCCTACTTGGTCCGCAGCCAGCGGCGGCGGCGGTTCGCTTTCTCTGGCTAAGAATATCCAAACAAAGCCTCCAAGGTCTGCCTCTTTTCCTTTTTCTGTAGGCTCTCCGACGGTTACCGAAGTCTCCAACTCTCTGAATGTTACAGGGGCAACCGCGTCCACGCAGGTTCGTGCTGCTTTAAAGACGGCTCAAGCAGCCTCTTTTTCAGTTGTTGTGCGTCTAAAAGCTGGTTTGATAAATGATTTTAACCATGCCGGAATCGTTTTCACTAATGGCACAAGATATGTAGTCGTAGGGCCAGTTTATGTATCTGGCGGCTTTGCGGAAATTGCACAGTTTTCATCCGCGACCGCATTCGCTTCGGGTGTTGGTTCCAACGATTTCAACGTCAACCGTATTCCCGAGTGGTATAAAGCAGAGGCAAACCCGACTACGGGGCTTATCTCAGGTTTTTACTCGTGGGACGGCGAACACTGGATAAGCATGGGGGCAAGCTCGACTTACCTCACTAGCATTACCAGATACGGCCTAGGGGTCGTAAGCAGAAGCACTGTCACCCCTCCCACATCTAGCTTCACCTATTATGAAGATGGCACTGTCGATGACGGAATAGAAGTTACGACCGGGGGCGGTGGCGGGGGTCTTGCGGCCTCGTTTGAAACCGTGTCGAAAAACCTGTCTGCGGAAAATGCAACACTCACCTATTCGGGCGGTGATCTAACGTCGATTGCTTACGCGAACGGGATTACCAAGACCCTCAACTATTCCGGCGGCAACCTGACATCGATTGTCCTGTCAGGCTCGACGCCAGGAGGCATTGATCTGACGAAAACCCTTGCCTATACCGGCTCCGACCTGACCAGCATTGCTTACAGCTAGGACGAACCTTGGCGAACCAGACCATCACCACCACAGTCAACTATGACAGT